TGACAAATTTGATTCTTCAAAAGGTAAATTCTCTACCTATGCAGCCCAATGGATTAAGGCTACAATCCGCCAGGCACTTAATAACAAAAGCCGTACTATCCGCGTACCTGCCCACCGTACCCACCTTACCGAAGAGGCACCTAAAGTAAGCCAATTGGATACTGCCTACCAAGGTTCTTATATTCCTCGGGTAGAGAAAAAGTTTGAAGAGTCTCACATTGACCACAAAATTCAATATCTCCTCGGTAAGCTTAAGCCTAAGCAACAGGAAATCATTAAAATGAAATTTGGTATCGGATACGATGAAGAAATGAAAACTTCTGAAATTGCCAAAAAACTCGGTCTGACTGCTCAGGCTGTCAACGGTAATATCCGCAATGCCCTTAAGCTAATGAAAGAACTTAATTGTTAATATATGCCAGAATTAGCAGAACTTAGATTAACCGCCGATTACATTAACGTATCGGCAAAAGGTTTGAAATTTGTAAACATTAAGAAAAATCCTATTCATAAAGGGCAAGAGATTAAAGCTCCCTTTAGGTTCTTTAAGATTACGGCCGAAAGCAGAGGCAAAGAACTTATGCTTGTTCTTTCTGATAATGATTCTAACCAAAAAAGGTACCTATTAATGACAATGGGTATGAGTGGTCATTTTGTTCACACAAATACAGGCAGAGAGAAAAAACACTCTCACTTAATGTTTATTGAAAAAGATGGCACCACTTTATCATTTGTTGATGTAAGACGGTTTGGAAAATGGAAGTGGGTTGACGGTTGGTCAGTTAACCGTGGGCCGGATCCTACAACAGAGTATGAAGAGTTTACTGATCATGTCTTAGAGAACTTAGATAAGTCTGCATTTAATCACCCTATCCATACTGTCTTAATGAATCAACGGTACTTTAATGGAGTAGGTAACTATATCAGAAGCGAGGTGCTTGGGAGAATTCCAGAGCTTAATCCATTTATAACAGCAAGAGATGCAATTAAAGATTATCCAGAAGTGTTATCTCTATGTAGAGAGATTCCATTAAAAGCATACATATTAGGTGGTGGGCAATTGAAAGACTGGGAAAATATGTTCGGAACTTCTGATAAAGACTTTAAAAACTTTATTAAATTTTATAGAAATAAAGAAAGATGCATGTCAATAAAAGATAGGAATGGAAGAACATTCTGGTTTGATAAAAAATGGCAAAATCATTTACCTAAGGGCTGAAATATTTTTACATAATCCCAAGTGGGATTCTGTAAACTAATAAGAGAAAAGCCATATAAAAATAAACATATATGGCTAACACAGATAATCAATGTAAAGACTTAGAAGTACGAGATTACTATAGAGAGAATGGCTATGAAGATGGAAAATCTTCTTTAGCAGATCTTTATGATCTTCAGTCAAGGACCCAAGATATGTACTTCTTAAAACAAAGGCGTAAGCCTTTTTCCGAATTCACTATCGGTGATGTTGTGGATTTTCTCATGGTTACCAACCATGCAATTATTGATGAGCTCCATGAAATGATGGATGCCGTAGGCGGTATTGAAGATGGGGTAGGTAATGCAGCATGGAAACCTTGGAAATCTGCCAACACTGAAATTCGCCAAAAGACACTAAGAGATTTAACCGAAGGTGATCTTAAGGAGCTTAAAATGGAATGGATTGATGTAATGCATTTTGTATTTAATGCAGGTTTGGCAATCGGGGTAACACCTAAAGAGTTCTACAATTACTTTGTCTCAAAGAATGACGAGAATTGGTCCAGACAGAAAAACAACTATTAAGAACTTCATATAAAAATAAAATATGCTTTTAGATATCACACAGGAAGATCGTACCTTATACGTTTCATTTTACAATATAAACGGTAAGACCGATTTTATGATCTATGAATTACAGCCTCATGATATGTTTAATTGGCAAGTGTGTGATCCTAATGATGAAGGTGCCAGTAAGAAAATGAAAAACTGGGATGGCCGTTCTGTTAAGAAAGTTAAGTCAAAGTTTCTCAACAAGTATCGTTTAATTGAGTATGTAGAGAATTTGCCTTGGACCGATAAGAATAGAATCTTTGGTTATGATTTTCCGAAAACATATTTTGTTGATATTGAGGTTGAGGTAACTGATTCATTTCCAGAACCGTCCAAGGCACAAAACCCAGTTACAACCATTTGTATAGTAACACCTGAACGTCGGTGTATTGTTTTGGCAACTAAGGATTTAGATAAACCGACACAGTCAAAAATTCAAAAGCAGATTGATGAACACTTTAAAGATATTGATGATGAGTTCTCATTTATCTTTAAATGCTTTAAGTCTGAATATGATATGCTGTATACATTTATGGATTCTTTTGTTAAGAAGTTTCCTATGATGACAGGTTGGAACTATGTAAAGTTTGACTGGCAATACATTATTAACCGCTGTAAGAAATTAGGAATTGATCCAGGTATTGCTTCTCCACTAGGAAGAACCTTTGGTCGTAATGAATTCCCATGTCATGTAGGCGTAATGGATTATTTAGATATTTATGCTAAGTGGGATAGGACCGTAGATATTAAAGAAGACTTTAAACTTGATACGGTAGGTGAAGCTGTTGTAGGTATTAAGAAAGTTAAGTATGAAGGTACTATCCAGGATATGTATGAAAAGGATTACCCTAAGTATGTTTTCTATAATGCAATTGATACTGCATTGGTTTATCTCATTCATCAAAAGATTAAGACAATGGATATTGCATTAACCATTGCTCATATGAGTCAAATCAGTATCTTTAAAGCTGCATCACCAGTTGCAATTACTGAAGCTCTTTTGTGTAGAGAATTCTTAGGTAAGAATCTTGTGATGGCAACTGATCCAAAATCCCCACCTTCTAAAAGAGAGCAATTTGAAGGAGCCTTTGTAAAAGAACCAATCACAGGTATGCATAATGCTGTTGCCGCATTTGACTTTGCTTCTCTATACCCATCAGTTATGAGACAAATGAACATTTCTCCTGAAAGTTTTATTAAGAAGGTTAATCCTGAGAAACGTGAAACCGAAAAAGGCAATGATAAAATTGTATCTGTCACAGGTGCAATCTATTCAACCGAAAGATCAATTCTTAAAGATGTTCTTACTCGTCTTTATTCCCAACGACGAGAGTATAAGAAAAAATCTTTTGATCTTCAACAAAAAGCATATGAGATGGAAAAGAAGTTAAAAAATGAGAACTAAAATCTTTCTGTTTATAAACCTGCAGAAATAAATAAACAACAACTAAATATGAATGTGCAACTTAGGTTGCATATTTAGTCAAAAAAAACACTAAAATATAAGATGAGTAAATTATTTTCAGACCGTGTTGCCTATAAGCCATTTGAATATCCAGAATATTACCTAGAAGGTTGGCTTCCTCAGGCACAAGCCTTTTGGCTTCATACAGAAATTCCAATGCAGAGTGATCTTAAAGATTGGAATGAACATTTAGATGAATCTGAAAGGAATTTGGTTGGAAATATTTTACTTGGCTTTGCTCAAACTGAATGTGCAGTATCAGACTATTGGACTGGGATGGTAACAAAATGGTTTCCTAAACATGAAATTAAGCAAATGGCAATGATGTTTGGTTCTCAGGAAACTATCCATGCTACTGCATATTCATATCTCAATGAAACATTAGGCCTTGAAGATTTTGAAGCATTCTTACATGAGCCATCAATCGCAGATCGTTTTGAATTCCTAATGGAAACAACTGCTGATTGGACACCGGAAGATCTAAAAACAAACCCAGAAGCCAGGAAAGAAGTTGCGAGATCTCTTGCTATATTTTCGGCTTTTGCTGAAGGCGTATCCCTTTATAGTTCTTTTGCCGTCTTATACAGTTTTCAAATGAGAAACCTTCTTAAAGGTATTGGTCAGCAAATGAAATGGTCTGTAAGAGATGAATCGCTTCATTCTAAAATGGGATGTCGCTTATTCCGCCATATGTGTGAGGAGTATCCTGAATTAAAAGAAGAGGCTCGTGGTTCTATTGAAGAAGCTGCATCCTTTATTATTCAAATGGAACATAAATATATTGATAAGATATTTGAACAAGGCGATTTAGAAAATCTTACTTCATATGATCTTAAAAACTTTATTTACAGAAGAACAAATGAAAAGCTTGAAGAGCTAGGATATGAATCATTATTTGAATATGATCATGGTTCTGCGAATAACTTAGACTGGTTCTTCCACCTCACTGGGGGTGTTGAACATACCGACTTTTTCTCAATTAGACCTACTGCATATTCTAAGGCTGGTGAAGGTGATGACTGGGATGACATTTGGTAAAAGTAGAAAGACGATGGAACCTCATTGATATATAAAATAAAAAGGTTCCAATGATAGTTTATAAAACCACCAATCTTATAAATGGCAAAGTTTATATAGGAAAGGATAAGTATAATGATCCAAAATATTTAGGTTCTGGTATTTTATTAAAAAAGTCAATAAAAAAATACGGTATAGAAAATTTTAAAAAAGAAATTTTGTTTGAATCTGAAAATGAAACAGAGATAAATGAGAGAGAGAAAATTGAAATAAAAAAATATAAAAGAATATTAGGAAGAAATTGTTATAATTTGGCTGAAGGTGGTATAGGTGGTTGGAATCTTAAATTTGCGTCTGAAAAAAGAATATTAGAATTTAAAAACAGAGCTTCCAAAGCTTCAAAGAAAAACTGGGATGATCCTAATTCAGTTTATAATTCTAAAGAATATAGAAAGAAAATATCAGACACAGCTAAAGAACAGAGAAATAAGACAAGCATGACTTTAAAATCTACGTGGAATGATCCTAATTCAGTTTATAATTCTAAAGAATATAGAAAAAAATTATCTGAAGCTAGCAAAGGGCGTGAAGTTTCTAAAGAAACTAGAGATAAAATTTCAAAAGCAAATAAGGGATCTAAAAATGGTAGAGCGGTAAGATTTAAAATAGATGGAGAGATATTTGATACTAGAAGAGATGTGTCAAAGAAATATGGAATATCTGAAACTGCAGTTTCTAAAAGATGTAAAAGCAATAATTTCCCTAATTGGGAGCGATTAGGTTAACTAATAATCCGGCCCACCGATTACTCAAAGGCTGGAGAAGAAGATGACTGGGATGACATTTGGTAAGATTTAAAGAAATTAATAATGACAATAGAACAATTAGAAAAAGAATTAGGTTGGGAATGTGGGGTTGATTACCCAGAATGGGGTAATACTGAAGTATACCTAAAGACAATATCAAAAGGGTATTGCTTAGCAAATGAAACTCCTAAAGATGCATATTGGAGAGTATCAACCACGGTTGCTAACAGACTTAAAAGACCTGAATTAGCAGAAAAGTTTTTTAAGTACATTTGGAATGGATGGTTAAACTTGGCTACTCCGGTACTTAGTAACACAGGTACCGAAAGAGGATTACCTATTAGTTGTTTTGGTATTGATGTTGCTGACTCAATTAATGATATTGGTAATAAGAACTGGGAGCTGATGTTATTGGCAAAGCACGGTGGAGGGGTAGGCATCTGTCATAATCAGATCCGACCTGCCGGTTCTACTATTACTGATAATGGTACGAGTGATGGTGTTGTTCCTTTTATTAAGATCAATGATTCTACTATTCTTGCCACCAATCAAGGTGCTGTAAGAAGAGGTGCTGCCAGTACCAACTTAAATATTGAACATAAGGATTTTTGGGAATGGTTGGAAATCAGAGAACCTAAAGGGGACATTAACCGCCAGTGTTTAAATATGAATCAGTGTGTTATTATTTCTGATAAGTTTATGAGAAGAATTGAGGAAGGTGACAGAGAATCTCGTCGTAAATATTCTGCTGTTCTTCAAAAGAGAAGACAGACTGGTCAACCTTATATTATGTATAGGGGCAATGTAAATAAACAAAACCCTGCTGCATATAAAAGAAATGGCCTTAAGGTTTTTATGACAAATATCTGTTCTGAAATCGTATTACACACTGATGAGAACCACTCGTTTGTATGTTGTCTTTCTTCTTTAAATTTAGCTAAATATGATGAGTGGAAAAACACAAATCTTATTTATGATGCTATTTGGTTTTTGGATGGTGTCTTAGAAGAATTTATCCAAAA